AAATTAACATAGGTTAAGTAAATGAAAGTAAATAAATGTATTTTAGTATTCCTTGGTGGTGTAACTATTAGTTTAGCTTCTTACGCCTTCTTTAACCAAATGATGCAAATGCCACAACAGATGATGGGTAGTATGATGATGATGAATCAAGAGAAACCTTGTGATTGTCGCTGCCCTCAACTTAAATAATAACAACGGAGAATGATATGATTCAATGGAACGAAACAAACCCAGTTAAAGCACCTGCTAAGAAGAAGCCTGCTAAGAAAAAGGCTGATAAGTAATTGATTTAACTGAATAAATTGTATTATAATGCTACTAACTGTTGCCTCCCGAGATAACACAGTAGTTTATAAACGGAGAAGGTATGACTTACAGAGAGATAATCAATAGCGTACTACGCAGACTTAGAGAAGATACTATCGACTCTGACTGGTCTGGTAATTTGTACGATTCAACAACTGTAACTGATTATCAGAAGTTAATCGGTGAGTTAGTTAATGACTCTAAGAAGAACGTAGAATCGGCACACGATTGGCAAGCTTTAAGAGAATCTTTTAATATCGAAACTATGGATGGTAATATGCAATACACTCTAGGTGATGCTACTAGAGGTGCTGGTGTTTCATTTAAAGTATTAGATGTTATTAATCAAACTACAGGTACTGTACTACAGCAAGCTAATAATAACTGGTTAAATGAGCAAGTGTTTCCTTTAAGCAGCGCATTATCAGGTGAGCCTTTACACTATGCTTTAAACGGTGTATCACAAGCAGGTGCTAATAGAGAGCCTGACTTTAATATTGACCTATATCCTGTCCCTGACGCAGTACATACAATATCTGTAAATATTGTGGGTGCGCAAACAGAGCTAAAAGAAGCAGACCAGGTATTAAGAGTACCTTCACAGCCTGTTATCTTAGGGGCTTGGGCTGCTGCTATTGCTGAAAGAGGTGAAGACGGTGGTACTATGGCTAACGCAGCTACAGTACAGATGACTGAGTCACTAAGAACAGCTGTGCAATTAGACGCTGGTTATATGGAGTATGAAAGAGACTGGTATGTCAGCTAAGCAACTACAAGCTATTCCTTTAGATAATGTAGGTATCTACGGTTTAGACACTCAGTCTAACCCTACCGCTTTAGACCCTAACTGGTTAACTAAAGCTGATAATATTACCTACACTGAAGGTGGTAAGATTACCTTTCGTAAAGGTGTTAAGCAGGGTACTCTAAATGCTGGTGCTAAGATTGGCTCTATTGTAGAACACAAGGATGCTACTGATACTAAACAGTTTGTTAGTTATAGCGGTACTATTGCTGAACTAGACTTAACAGACAAAGATAACGCTTTCATTAATACTTATGCGCCTGCTGGTGTTACTACATCGGATTGGCAATGGCAGAACTTTAATAATAAACTATTCGGTGTTCAGGAAGGTGAAGACCCAGTAAGGTACAACTCTGGAACTTGGGAGAAGCTTAAAGATTGTTCTGGTTTTACATTACCTAATGGTGTTACTACTTTTAACCCTAGTTGTTTATTAGGATACTATGGTAGATTATGGGCTGGTGGTATCTCTGAAGAGAGTGATGTATTATATTACTGTGATTTATTAGATGGCGTTAAATGGAGCTCAGGTGATGCTGGTTATATTGATTTAAAGTCAGTATGGGGTAAAGATGAGATTGTAGCTATCCATCCTTATGCTGGTAAGTTAGTTATCTTTGGTAAACAGAATATTGCTATCTATAACAACGCTGATTCAGTTACAGACTTAGCTTTAGATGAAGTTGTTAGAGGTATCGGTTGTGTATCTAGGGATTCAGTCCAAGCTATCGGTGATGACTTATACTTCTTGTCTGATACAGGTGTCCGTTCATTACAAAGAACAGCAGTTAAAGATAAACTGCCTCTTATGGAGAAGTCTCTCACTATTAAAGATGAGATGATCGCTAATACTAAAGCTAGTACAGATGTTAAGTCAGTTTATATGTTTGACGAAGGTCTATACCTTCTATCGTTCGTAGATTTAAACGTAACCTATGTATTTGATATACAAGCATTAACACCAAGAGAAACTCCGAGAGTAACTAAGTGGGTATTTGCTGATAATAGACATCCTGCCTCTTTAACTTATACTGAAGAATATGGTTTATTAGTAGGACAACAATCAGGTAGAGTAGCTACTTATGAAGGTTACTATGACACTGACTATGCTGGCTCTTCTGTCTATACTTATATTCCTTATACTGGTTCACTATCTACAGTATGGATTGATTTAGGTGATGGTGTTGTATCATCAATCTTAAAACGATTGATTATGGTAGTTTCAGGAGGTCAAGGGACTGATGTAGGATTAAGAATGTATAGAGACTTTGAACAAAGTCCTAAAATATCACCTACATTTAAGCTAAATCCTGCTTTAAGTGGCTTACCTTATAAGTGGGGTGACGCTACCTCTTTGTATGCTACAGCTAAATATGCTCCTATTCACGGACTTAAAGAACATTCAGTGCCTCTATCAGGCAACGCTAAATATCTAAGGATTGAGATGGATGGTGTAACTAAGGGTTACAAGGCTTCATTACAATCATTATCACTATTATATAAACAAGGAAAGATACTATGAGTAACTACACAATCGCAGTAAACTGGGCAGGTAAAGATGCTCTAGCAGATTCAGATGCTGGGAAGATTATCTCAGGTGATGACTTTAATACAGAGTTTGTAGCCGCTAGAGATGCTATTAACTCTAAAGCAGATGTAAACGGCTCTGCTTCAGAGAACTTTACTTGTAATGTTTTAACTGCTGATGCTGCTACTGTTGACGGTGAAGAAGTAATTACTATTGCTACTCCTCAAACATTCACTAAAGCGCATCCTACGGCTGCTGAGACTATTTCTTTAACCAGTAATCAGATTGCTAACTTACTGAACACTAATGTGTTTATTGTTAATGTTCAAGGTAACTACAGTTTAGATGTGTCTAATATGACAGCTGGTGTTGAAGCTAGTTTTATCATTAAGAATACAGGTGCTTTTGATGTCACTTTCTCAGGTGACTTTGGATTCATTGGTGGTAATAATCCTACTATTACTTCGGGTAATGGTAAGGTTGATTTAGTTAGATGTGTTTCAGATGGTACTAAGATGTACTGTAATATTGCACAAGATATAACATAAGGATATATTATGACGATGTGGACTGGAGGTACTCCTTACTTTAATGAGGTAACAGGTGAATATATCACCGACCCTGAAGTAGAGTTGCTTAATATGGATACAACAGGTTATATTCCTGGTGTTACTTATATGCCTGGTAATACAGGTATGTTGTCTCAATCACCTTGGGGTGCGCCTACTGGTTATGGTATAGACCCTACAGTACTACCTGCTTATGACGCTCTATTAACACTAGGTGCTTATGACTTTAATCCTGTAATAGATACCACAACTCCACCTATTCAAACAGCTCCTATTGGAACTGGTGGTGACGGAACTGATACTTCTACTTCTACAGACATAGGTACTATTATTGATGGTCTTATTGAACATACTGGTGGTTTTCCTATTATCGGTGAAGAGAATATTGACCCTGTAACTGGGGATATTACTGGTGGTTATGACCCTGAAACAGGTATAGGTGTAGTTGATACTGGTGATGCTTTTGTGGGTGTTGAAGACCCTACAGGTCCTGGTTATACAGATTTAGACCCTATACCCTATGTTCCTGACCCTGTTACACTGACCCCAGAACAGGAGCAACTTTTAACAGAACAAGCACCTACTACGATTGACCCTTATGTACCTGAGACTATTAATGAGGCTTCTTTAGATGGAACACCTGTAACAGACCAAGAGATTATTGATGCCTCTATTCCAGGTTCAGAGTATTACCCTGATAACGACCCTGAAGCCACATACGCCCCTATTGATTATGTTCCTGACTTTACTCCAGAAGAGCAAGAAGGTTTAGGTGTTAATGAACATGGTTTCACCCCAGAAGAGATGGCTATTCTTACAGAAGAAGCACCTACTGCTATAGAGCCTTATGAACCAACAGTAATTAATGCTGAGTCTCTAGGAGGTATGAGTGATGTAATCCCTGGAGGCACAGCTGCTCTAATCGAACAAAGCAATCAAGAAGCTGCATTAACTCCAGCTGACCAAGAGTTTATCGATACTATGGAGAATATCCAAACAGCAGGTACTATCTCTATGGGCGGTGATTTACTTATACCTGGCTCTGGTTTAGCTGGAACTATTGTAGGAGGTATTTTAGCAAATGAAGCTGGTATTGATGTAACAGCTCCTGCTCAGAATGTTATTTCAGAAGCCCTTGAGACAGGTGAATACACACCTTCATATAAAGAAGACTTTATAGGTACACCTTTACTATCGGAAGCTGTACAAACAACGCCTGTTGGTGAACAGAAAGACATATTAATCGACCAAGAAGTAATGACTGGTCCTGATGCTGGTGAGTTTGATAAAGACCAACTATTGTTAGCAAGTGAGCCTTATCTCCCTGACTCTCCTACAACTGTAGATATTGGGGATTCTTCTACTACAGGACCTTATGTAGGTACTCAGGAGTATAAAGATGCTTTAGCTGATTACCAACAGAGTGAGCAGGTACAGGCTGAGGCTGAAGCTGATTTATATGGACCAGAAGGTATGTTTGATACTAAGGAAGAGTTAGATGCTTTCCTTGATAATGAAACGTTAGAAGCTCCAGTAACTGTAGTTAATGATACAGATAGTCCTGTTATTGAGGCTGTAACTGAACCTACCACTGAAGAGTTTGTAGTAGAAGATACTAAAGGCACTATAACCCCTATTACTGAAGAGCCTACATCTTCAATAAGTGATATGTTAACAAGTCAAGAAGCTAAAGATGCTATACAGGGTATGTTTGCTGAAGCTGAGGCTAATGCTAAAGACTTGGCAGAGAAAGAAGACATAGGTGTACAGGTAGCTGCTATAGACCCTCAAGTAGTTGAGCAAGCTCGTCAGGAAGCTCAAGCTGCTAAAGCATTAGAAGCCGCTAACAAAGCCAAACAAGAAGAAGCTAACAGAATTGAGTCTGAAAGGTTAGCAGCAGAAGCTAAAGCAGAAGCTGAGAGAGCTGAACGTGCAAGAATAGAAGCTGAAGAGCAAGCAAGGATAGCAGCTGATTTAAAAGCTAAGGCAGAGGCAGAAGCTAAAGCTAAGGCAGCAGCAGAAGCTAAGGCTAAGGCTGAAGCTGAAGCTAAAGCTCAAGAAGAGGCGGCAAGATTAGCTGAAGAACAGAGACTGGAAGCTGAGCTAGAGAAAGCAGAAGCTGAAAGAATAGCTATGGAAGCTCAAGCTGAGCGAGATAGATTAGCAGAAGAAGCTAGGCAACAAGCTGAGGCTAAAGCTAAAGCAGAAGCTGAGGCAGCACAAGCTGCTATCGATGCTAGTTACGGAGATACTGATATTTCTGAAGGTACATCAGCTGGCGATTATGCCGAGGCTGGATTCTCTCAAGAAGATATGGACTTTGCTACTAGTTTTGATGATGATTCTTCATCTAGTGACTCTGGTGGTGGTGACTCTGGTGGTGGAGGTGGTGGTTGTTTCGTCACAACAGCTACCCTACAAGAAGTTGATACTAAGGACGATGGTAAAGAGTTAACTACTTTCCGTGATTTCAGAGATAATTACTTATCGAAGAAGTCGTATGGTCCAGCTCTTGTTAAGGATTATTACGATAACGCACCTGCTGTTGTTAAAGAGATTAATAGCAGACAGAATCACAAGCAATTATATAAAGGTATATGGGATGATTATCTAAGACCTATTAACCAAATGATTGAGAAAGGTGAAGATTCAGAAGCTACAAGTAAATATATGATAATGATGGAAGACCTAAAAGAAAGGTACTTACCTAATAAAGGAGAAAGATAATGGCATTTAGTTTAGGAAGTTTAGGATTGGATATGGGAGATGTGCTTTCTACAGGAGCAGCTATCTATGGGGCTAACAAAGCAGCTGGTTCAGCTGAAGATATTGCCGCATCAACTATAGCAGCGTCACAACCTAAGACGGTTATTGACCCTCTTGGCTATGCTAAGTATGATAAAGGTACTGAGACTTATAACTTAGGTATGTCGCCTATCTCTCAAGGTATGTTCACTAGAGGTATGCAAGACGTACAAAGGTTTAGACAACAAGCAGCTCCATATATGAGAGACCCTGAAGCTGCTGCTAGACAGAGATACAGACAAAATCTAGCTACTATACAGCCTGGTATGGAAGACGCTACACAACAGTTAATGTCTAAGCTTAATACTAGAGGTATGCTTGGTTCTACTGTAGGTGCTGGTATGGCTGCTAAGAAATCAAGAGAAGACGCTATTAAGAGAGCGCAACTAATGGAGCAATCAAGAGGTAGTGTTCAAGCTGAACTTACTAACCTACTTAATAGAGAATCTGCTGCTAGACAAAGAGCTACTGCTCTTGCAGGTGCTGGTCAACCATTAGCTACTACAGGTTCAGGCATTGGTGCTAATATTGGTACTGTAGCAGGGAAAGTATCGCCACAGTTGCAATCAGCATCCTCAGATTTATATGGGGCTTACGCAGGAATTGTAGATAAGTATTTAGGTACAAATAAGAAGGGTTAGGAGTTAGTATGGGAATGTTTGATGGTGATAGCGGTTTGTCTGGCTCTGGTATTCAGAAGTGGGGGCAAATAGGCGCTAAAGACTACGGTAAGATTAGGGCTATTAAAGCTATTATGGGTGATACTCAGAATAGAGATTGGTCTGATATTAACGAGGTGAAGAGAACCTTTGGTGCTATCAGTGCTATTGACCCTGCAGAAGGTGTCGCTTTCTTAAAGACAGCTTTACCTATAGCTAAGTCTCTTTTAGAAGTTAGAAAACAAAGTAATGTACCTGCCTTAACTAAACATTGGAACACTCAGGGGCAGTTAGAAGCTATTAAGTTATTCGGGGAGCGTAGCTTATATATGTCACCTGAAGAGACTGCTCTTTTGAAAACACCTAGTGATATTAATAAGTTCCTAACCCGAGTAGCTAGGGATGAAGGTTCAGGTAAAGTAGATAAGAGCTTGAGGAAGATGTATGAAAATGACTTAAAGAACTTCATTAAATCCTCAAGGGATACCTTTATGACTACTTACGCATCTTCTGATTTAAGTAAGACAACCCCTACATATAAGATGCCAGATACTTCGTTTAGTGCCTCAGGTAAGGCTACTAAAATAAAAGACACTACCAATACACACCTTGCTGAGCAGGACCCTGATAGTTCTAAGTTTGGTTTACAGTGGGATAAGAATAAAAGAACAGCCACTATTGATACTTTAGGTTCTAAGTTGAAACCAGGTGCTATTGTGGATTACGATATGAATGTATTAGGTCCTTTAGATAGAATACCAGGTGTTGATGCTACTTTAGGTAATGTTCAAGATGCTTTGACTTCAACTGTTAATGCCATCTCTAGTACTTTATCAGACGTAGCTAACTACTTCACTGGTACAGTAGAAGGTGATAAGCAAAGAGCCGTGGCTGAGGCTGCCAGTGATTGGTTTATTAGTAATGAAGGACATAGTCACTTCGCTGGTAAACCTAAAGAACTAGATAAGATATTAAAAGCTAAAGACCCAGCTCAAGCTGCGTTAAACTATTACAAACTACATAAAGGTATTAAGTAATGAACCTACCCTCTCTAAGAGAAACATTAGGTTATCCTTCATATACACCTACTCAGGAAGGCTTTACCTTCTCTGAAGGGTTTGCAGGTAAACAAGACCTATCTACAGACATAGGGAGACAAGCCTGGGCTACGTCAGGTTTATTCGGTTTATTAGCTAGTAAGTTATATAGTGATGAGTCGCAACAGGAATGGTTCGTACAACGTAATGCTGTAGATTATGGTTATAACGAACTACAGCAACGTATTGACCACTACCAACAGAAAGCAGATTCAGTAGGTTTAACTAAAGCTGAGTATGAAGATGCTAAAGAAGCTATAGCACGTAGAAATCTTATTAAAGAAGACTTAGACTTTGTTTATGATAAATTAGATGGTAATCTTGATGCTGTTATGGATACTGAAGGTAACTCATTCAAAGATAGATGGGGTTTAGACACAGATGAAGAGACTGGTTTACTAGATTTACTAGGTGTATTCGTAGATAACCCAAGCTACGCTGGTGGTGTTATAACAGCTGAGGTTATTAAAGACCTACCTTTCCTTGGTATAGCTAAGTTATTAGGGATAGCTCATAAAGGCATGAGTATCTCTGAGTTAGTAGCTAAGATTAATAATAGGTTAGGTAAGATTCAATCTAAAGCTACTAGAGGTTTAGCTCAGATGGGTACTGGTATTGGAATAGGTACTTTAGGTGGTGCTGGTTATGAAGCCTTATATTCTACATTAGAGCAAGGTGAAGTTAAAGCGGAAGATACTTGGATGGGTGCTAAATTTGGTGGAGC